AGTAGTTGTTACTTGTGTTGATGTACCTGCAACTCTAGTACCAGTTTCAGTAAATAAAGTTGTATCTGTTAAAGCAGCAGTACCAGCACCTGTACCCCAAGCAACATAGTTGGGTTCAGTAGCACCAGTTGCACCGTTTTTAATACGGTTTGTAACTACAGCTTTACCTGTGTTTACTAATAGTGTAGCCATTTTTTAATTCTCCATATAATACGTTTAAAAAGACTCTTGTTCCAGTATTGAATTGTTCCAAGATTTTCAATAGTTCCATCTGCTCTTGTAATAATAGCAGAGATTTCTAACTGTTTTACTTTAGATTCAGAAGTGATCATGATAAATTCCTTAACTTGTAAATAGTACTTAAGTACAAAGCAATTACTTCATCAATAATGTTTTGAACAGCTTTTCTACTTGACGCTGATACTCTTAGTTTTTCAATCATATTAACTTGTTTAACTAAGAAGTTATCAATAGTGTCAGTAGGCATACTTGCAAACAAAGGGATGTCAGCCATAATACCTTCATCCCCTTGAAATGCTTCTGCAAGACTATCTGCTAGTTCAATTACATCATCATAGAAATGACCAAGGGCTTTGTGTTGAGCATAACTCTTAGTCTTTAAATGTTCTATATGCGCTATAGTACGTGCATGGAACAATAGTCCTATGATTTCTTCCATATTAACTCCACTGCTTAATACATTCAATTAATAAACTGAATGATAATGAGCCTGATGAATAACCGTCTGTATCATATAAAACTTTACCAGTCACACCTGCACCAGCATTATTTTGTAAGAAACCAATGTGTTCTCCCATTACAAATCCCCTACCTACAAATCTCCAGATAGGTACATCTGCTGTGGCATCCCAATAAAGGTTAACAGCTAAGCCGTCTTCTACGTCATAAGTTACTTTTTTAATTGCTACTTTAGTAGGTTGTTGTGAGTTTAAACCTGAAGCATTAACTGCAGCAACAAGTGCTGGGTCAATTAATGTAGCTAAACTTACGTTACTTGTATCTAAAATACCAACTAATTTAACAACTAAGTTACGTTCACTATCAACTAACGTTTGAATCTGAACTGAATTAGCCATGTTATTCTCCTATTAGCGTGTAACTTCTTGAGCTGCTAATACGTAGTCAATAGTTAAAGTGTCAGTTGCTGTTGGAGTGATTTGATATACTGGAGTTAAAATAGCATTAGTTAATGTTGTACCAGTTGAACCAATCGTAGGTGAATCTACTCTAGAAAATATAGCATGCTCTGAGTATACTATTAAATCAGTACCATCGTAGTATACAGATACTTCAATCCATGTGTCAGCAGCTGCAGTAACAACACCTGTTGCTAAAGTAGTAGCTGTTGAGTTAACAGTTGATATTAAGTTTAATGAAGTTGATGATGCTGCTTTAGCAAACCAAAGACCTTCTGTAGCTGAAGCACCATTTCTTAAACCTACATAGAATGCTTTAGCACCTGATACAGCTGAAGCTTTGAAACGAACATTGTACCAAAGTTTCTTACCTGCTTGGAATTGCATAAATGTTGCTGGTTTGTAAGCAGCTGATGCTGTTGTTGCACCACCTGGTGTTAATACTGCTGTACCACCTACACCACTTACTAAAGTAAATGTTGAAGAAGCACCTGTTACTGTATAGTCAGTACCAGCTAATAGGGTATAGTCATTAATATAAGAAGTAGAACCAGTAGTATTAATACTAGAACCACTTGTGTGGAATGGATCAGGAAACGGATAGTTACCTAATGGATATTGTGAATCAACGGTTGCAACACCGCTTGTAAATCTTGTTGGATTTGACATGTAAATCTCCTTTGACGTTGTTATGTAATTTAACAACGCTTATTTCTAAGCGTCATCAGAGAACAATAAATTATTTACCCTTTTTGACAGGTGGGCGTTTACCTTTTTTTTCTTGAATTGGGTATGACATATAAACTCCTAAGTAAAGATAAGAGGGAACTTTAACTCGTCCCCTCTACATCTCATGTAGTCCTATTAAGGACCGTTAACACCGAAGATTGCTCTTGGGTCTGTCCAGCCAAATGAGTATCTTTCGTAACCCTTAGCCTTAGCATTCATTGTATCAAAATCATTGTCTTGATCAAATTGAATACCAACACGTGAGTAGTACTTGAGACCGTTTTGGATGTTAGTTCTAACAAACCATGCGTTAGGTGATGTTAAGTAGTGGTTCATTACGATACCTTCTGGTAAAGCATTTGTCGCTACTAAAACGTTCACTGCATTGTTTGCTGTTGATGGTGTGTATGCTGACTTAAGAATACGATGAGCATTCCAGAAGTTTTGACGAGCAACAATTAAGCTTCTTGGCATAACATTGATCAAAAGACCACGGTCATTTTGGAAACCCATAATTGCTGTCAATGCATCTTCTAAAGAAGCTTCAGAAAGATCAGCATCAACTGATGGTTTGTTAGCAAACGTACCACCTGATGTGTTAGGGTGTGCTGTAGAGCATAATGCAACACCGTCACCACCTTTGTATGTAGAATTAAATGCACGGTTGTAGATGTTTGCACCAATGTTTTCTTTCGTTTGACGGAAAGACATAGCTAATGCAGCAGATCTACGACGTGATACTTGCTCATACAAGTTGTCATCTAACTCTTCTTTTGTTACGATATAACCAAGTGCGTAAGCAACGTGAGTGTATCGTGTTGTAAAACCTTGAATTTCTGAATCGTATGCAACGCCAGAACCTTCGGATTTAACTGGAGCTAAACCGAAACCTGTAAGTTGAACATCTTCTTCATAATTCATTGAGGATGTGTCACTGTCAAACAATTGAGAATATTCTTCTTTATGTTCGTCATAGACTTGACCCCACCATGCTTTGATCCCAGGCCAAAGAGCCTTAGGGTGTGAAGCGGTTGTTATAATACCAGCCATGTTATATTCTCCTTATTAAGCCGTGCCAACTGGGTTGAGGAATTGATGCTTGTTCCATTTTACCAAAGCTTGAGCATAAGCACCAGCTTCATTATTAACTGCTTGAACTAAGCCAATAATTTGTAATGGTAAAGCTAATGAGCCAGAAGACGCAATAGCTAAGAATGAAGAAGCGTTCAATACTGTGTTTGATAGCGGAGCTGATTGAGCAAGAGTTGTTTGGTTAGCAGTAATTGTTAAACCAGCATTCTTGAATACGTCAGCAGCAGCTACACCTGTAGCATCACCTGTTACTTGGAAAATAACTGATGGATCATCAACTACGTAAACATAGCGAAGACCAGAGTTAAGTGGTAAGTAAATTGTGTTTAGAGCTAGTGTTGTACCTACAAGAGATACACCTGGATCTGATACACGGATACCTACGATAACACCAACTGGTGTATCAGTAGAAGCCGCTTTGTTTACATAAGGTACACCATTTGCATCACTAGAACCAGCAACTTTAACAACATCGCCAATAGCGTAAGTGTTAGAACCGTCGTTAGCGATAGCATAAAGGCGACCTTGTTCGTTGTACGCAGCACCAGTAATTGTTCCTACTGGGCTAAGTCCACGAGGGATATTTGCATTAGCCATTTTATTTCCTTTTAGAAATTAAGTTTATGTTTTGTAGTTAATACCACCCTTAGGAGTATAGAAGCCTTCAGAAGTTGTACCTTCTTTGACATTTACACCACCACGGATTGCATCGTCTACGCGATCATTTCGTATATGTAATTCTTTTTGATCTTCTTCCCACCACTCTTGTTTAATCTTTAACAAGTAGGCATAAAGTCCATCACCTTTCTCACTAGTACCGACGAGGTATCTTACCTTTTCTCCTAAATCTGTATTACCAGATGTAACACTATCTTTTACACCGCCCACTTCGTTAGGAGCTACAAACTCCCAACCTCCATCAATTGCGGTTTGGATACGGCCTGGCTCATCATTAAAGATGTGCAGTTTATATCCAGGGATTTGATGATTTACAGTTAACTTAGCTTGAGTACCATTAAATACGTTTCTAACACGCTCGCGTGAAGGACGTTCTGTAGTAGTTCTAGTAAGTGCCTGTTCTTTTTTCTCTTCAATTGTTAATGCTTTAGCCATAGTTTTTCTCCTTAATTCCAGTCGTAACTGTCAATATATTCTTGTTTAGATTTAATCCATCCATTTTTAATGAATCGATCACATGCTGTTTTAGCTTCTGGTGGTAAATTGTCATAAGACTTTTTAACGCTATTACCACTAGACCTTACACTACCTGAACTATCTACGGAATTAACCTTAGGTTTTTTACCCATAAACTTTTCAGGAAAGTAGTCAGCAAGTTTTTCATCTATCTTATCAAGAAATTCACGACCTGTTAGGTGAGGGAACTGTTTTCTTACTGTAGCACCTAATGCATTAGACATTTCTGTTAATTCAGTATCTTGACCAAACCATTTATTGCGTTCTAGCCATGCTGAAATCTCAGGGTCTACTGCTACGGGTGTAGTTTCAGCTTGTGGCGGTGGAGCTTTACTCTCCGCTTTGGCTTCCCGTTGTGCTTCTTTTAGTTCGTCAATACGATCATCTAGGTCTACTACTAGATCTCCGTTACCCTCAGCTATCGCTGTTCTTTTTTGGGATTTTAAGGCTACGATTTCAGATTCAAGTTCAATTTTCTTTTTATCAAAAGATTCCTTTTGGAACTTCTTAAACTCTTCTACATCCTTTTTAATGGTATCAATCTCTCTAGCTTTTTCATCTAGTCTCTTCATAAGAAGTTCATTGTTCTTACGAAGTATAGGATTAATTTCCTTACCACGTTTTACGAATGTATCTGCATCTACCCAATCATCTTCTGAACCCCTAAACTCTTCTTTAGGTACCCAACCAAATACACGAGCCTCTTTTTCTAAGACTTCGTTTCCTTGTTGTTGGTCTGGTTCTTGAACAGGTTCTACTACTTTGTTTTCTTCTGACATGTTTTCTCCTAGTCGACTATTGCTACAACATCTAAATCATTAATGATACGGTATTCTTTTTCATCGGCACCCTGATAGATTAAACCAGAGTACTTACCAAAGATTACATGATCACCTTCGTTTGCCCATGGGCTTGGTTGGTCTAACCATGCAGTATTGCCTACTTCGACAATAGTACCTTTTAGTTGTGCTAGTCTTTCCCTATCTCTATTTTCACCAACTGACAAAATAATACCACTTTGTGTTACTTCTTCCACTGGGTCTGGAAGTATTAAAACTCTGTGACCCTTTGGGTGAATCCCACTAGTATTTTGCATCTTCTCTTGCTCCTTCTACTAAGTCTTCATAAGTTAAATCTAAGATACTCATGATTGCATTACATCTACCTTGTACTTCTTCGAGATTAGCTGCATTACCGCGAACCACCATCTCTTTCATATATTCCCTGTCACTGCGGAGTGCCTTCAGCAAAGTTTTGGTTGCTGGGTGCTCCTTCCATTCCAGGAATTCCTCCTTGGTTACTACCATTTACATTTTCTCCTTGAACTATTTTAGAACTAATACCTGACTTTAATGAGTCATTACTTTCTGAATTGCCTGATTCAGGCATCATTTCTTTTAAGAATTTAATAGAATCATACAAACTTTGTTGCTTGTGTTTAGCTGCACCAATTTCTGCTTGTATTAAAGCAATCATATTGTTTCTAGGAACATCATCTGCTTCTTCTAAAGCAAGTAGTGCTTCTGCTTGTAGTTTTAAGATTCTAGCTTCATTTACTCTTGATTCTTCTTGTAACTTAGCTACAGCAATTTGAGTTTTCTTATTATTACCATCCATATCAACTTGTGCTCTAATAGTAGCAAGTTGTACTTTTGGATCTGGTTGAGGTTGAACAGCATTAGGACCTTGTGGGTTTGGTAATACTTCCTCAATGTTACAAACTTTAAGAGCTT